GAGCGCGAGCGCGTGGCGGCCATCCAGGAGGTCTGCGCGGGCGAGTTCCCGCGCATCGAGCGGGACGCCATCCGCCTGGGCTGGACGGTGGAGGAGACGAGCCAGAAGGTCCTCAAGGCCATGCGGGAGAGCCGCCCGCAGGCGGACGTGCACATCGCCGTCCGCGGCGGCAATCGCTCGTGCGACGCTCTCACGCTCGAGGCGGCGTGCGTGCTGACGGCCAAGCTCGCCGAGCCGGAGAAGCACTACCACGAGGAGGTGCTGGAGCAGGCCGAAAGGCGATTCCGCGGCGGCATCGGCCTTCAGGAACTCTTCCTCGAGGCCGCCTGGGCCAACGGCTACCCGGAGCGGTCGTTCCGCGACAGCCGGGAGGCCCTGCGGTACGCCTTCGGCCGCCAGGTCCAGGCCGCGGGGTTCTCGACGGTGGACATCGGCGGCATCCTTTCCAACGTCGCCAACAAGTTCCTGCTGGAGGGGTTCTTCAGCGTCGAGCGGACCTGGCGGAACATCTGTGCGGTCCGCAACGTGCCGGACTTCAAGACCGTCACGTCGTACCGGCTCATCGGCAAGGACCAGTACGAGATCGTCGCCCCCGGCGGGGAACTCAAGCACGGGACGCTGGGCAACGAGTCGTACACCAACAAGGCCGACACCTACGGCCTGATGCTCTCCATCGACCGGCGGGACATCATCAACGACGACCTGGGCGCGATCACGCTGGTTCCGAGGAAACTCGGGCGCGGGAGCGGCCTCAAGATCAACGACGTGTTCTGGACCGCGTTCCTCAATAATGCCGCCTTCTTCACCGCCGGCAACAAGAACTACCTGACGGGCGCGGACACGGTCCTCTCCATCGACGGGCTGACGAAGGCCGAGGTGGCCTTCATGGACCAGGTGGACTCCGACGGCAAGCCCATCGGGGTGATGCCGGCGATTCTCCTGGTGCCGACGGCCCTCTCGGCCATGGGCACGCAGCTCTACAAGAGCCTGGAGCTTCGGGACACGACCAGTTCCACCAAGTACCCCATCGCCAACCCGCACGTCGGCAAGTTCCGCGTGGAGGTCAGTCGCTACCTGGCCAACTCTGCCTACGCCGGCTCCAGCGCCAAGGCGTGGTACTTGCTGGCCGACCCGGCGGACCTGCCCGTCATCGAGGTGGCGTTCCTCAACGGCCAGGAGTCGCCGGTCATCGAGACGGCGGAGGCGGACTTCAACGTGCTCGGCGTGCGGATGCGCGGCTACCACGATTTCGGCGTGGCCCTCCAGGACCCGCGCGGCGGGCTCAAGAGCAAGGGCGAAGCGTAAGCGGAGGATGAATCAATGGCGACAGTGACTTTCGTGCATGACGGCGAGGCAATCGACTACACCCCGGCGGCGGACGTCGCGGCCGGGGCGGTCGTGGTCCAGGGCGAACTCGTGGGCGTGGCCAAGCAGCCCATCGCGGCGAACAAGCTCGGTGCGCTGGCGGTTGCGGGGGTCTTCGACTTCCCCAAGGCCACCGGCTCGGCCATCACGGCCGGGGCGCTGTGCTACTGGGACGCGACCAACCAGCGGGCGACCACCACGGCGACGGGCAACAAGCTCATCGGCAAGTGCGTCAAGGCCGCGGCTGATGTCGACACGACCGTCCGGGTTCGGATGAGTCAGTGAGATGGGCTGTTTGACTGTTCGGCTGTTTGACTGTTGGGTTGTTCGGGATCGGCGGCCAACAGCCCAAATGCCCACAGCCCAACAGTCTGCGAGCGACGAAGGAGCGAGCGCGTGGGTGACCTGTTGAGGCAAGGAAGCCAATGGCTGGAGCAGCAGCGCGCGGCGCACTGCTCCAGCCAGGTCACCTATCGCCGGGGTGACCAGGAGCAGGCGCTCAGCGCGACGTTCGGGCGGACGCAGTACGAGGTCCAGGACGACTTCGGCCTGGTGGTCGCGGCCCACGTGACGGACTTCCTGGTGGCCGCGGCGGACTTTGCCCCCGTCTTCGGCGAGCCGCAGCCGGGCGACCAGATCGTCGCCGGCGGCGTGGTCCACGAGGTGATGAGTCTCGGCAATCAAGGGCACTGGCGCTGGAGCGACCCGTATCGCACGACGATGCGGATTCACACGAAGGAAGTGGGCGCGGCATGAGCGAGTGCGAAGGACAGTACGAGCGGGCGTGCAAGGGCGAGTTCGCGGCCATTCACGCCAAGCTTGACCGGTTGGACGAGGCGATTCGCGGCAACTCCAAGCCCGGCATCCAGCTTCGCCTGGACCGGCTGGAGGCCGCCGAGGCCGTGCGGTCGCGGCTGTTGTGGATCATCGCCGGGTCGGTCGTGTCGCTGGCCGTCGCGGCGGTCTGGAAGCTGGTAATCGGAGGCTGATGACGTGTCCGTGATCGTGAACATCGCCGACGCCGTGGTGGCGGAACTAAACGCCTCGGGCCTGCTGCCCGGGGTCACCGCTCAGCGCCACTATCGCCCCACGTTCGACCTGGAGGAGATGAAGGACCTGCACGTGACGGTCGTCCCGCGCGGCGTGGAGATGTCCGGGGCGAGCCGCTCGAGCTGTCAGTCCGACGTGCAGATCGACATTGGTTTGCAGAAGAAGCCCCCCGAAGTGAACCAGGCGGAACTGGACAGCCTGATGGCGCTGGTCGAGCAGATCGCCGACTACCTGCGGGGCCGGAGGCTGGCGGGCGCGCCAGAGGCGTCCTGGGTGAAGACGGAGAACAACCCCATCTTCGCCGCCGAGCACCTGGAACAGTTACGGCAGTTCACGAGCGTCCTAACGGTGACTTATCGAGTTCTGAGGTGAGACATGACCAGCGGCCCCATCATGCGAGTGGATGTCGGCGGCGAGGCGCTGGAAGGCGGCGGCAAGCCTGACCTTCTGCGGTGGCCGACGGGCATGGATTCCTACGCCGCGCCGACGACCGGCAGCGTCACGCACGATGGGAAGCTCGCGTTTGTCCGCGTCGGTTCGGGCGGTGCGCTGGTGTCGATCAACGACGCCGCGGGCCAGGAGAAGCCCTACATCGTCCCGCCCAACTACTGGCGCGAGATCGTCGTGCCTGGCGGCATCCCCGCCGGTGCCCGCATCGTGGCGAAGAACCTCGTTGCGGGGATGAGCTTCTCCGACCTCTTCGTGGAGGTGCGGTGATGCCCGCGTGGAAGATGGAACCGGTCATCGCCCATCCGCCCATGGAGCAGTGGAACATGCTCCAATTGCCGTGGTGGAGCAACGTGGAGCGCCTCGACGGCGTCAATATGCCGAACCTCTACGAGCTCTACTGCGACGGCAACCCTCTGACCACGCTGCCCTGGAACGACCTGCGGAACGTGTACTACCTGGGCATCTACTACTGCGCCTTCGTGGTGTTGGAGCTCTGGCGGCTGCCAAACCTCTACGGTTGCTGGGCCGGGGACAACTGCAACCTCGTGGAGGTGGATGCCCACGGCAACACGTCGCTGTCAGACCTGGACGTGTATTGGTGCCAGTCGTTGGCGTGGATCGACCTGCTGGGCTGTACGAACTTCCGCTACCTCTACGCCTACGGCTGCGCCCTGCCGCAGGAGGCGGTGGACCAGGTCTTGGCCAACTTGGTCGCCAACGGCGCGACTAACGGCTACCTGCAATTGAACGGTCCGTACAACGCGCCGCCGTCCGACCCGGACGGTATCGCGCTCAAGAACGTCCTGATCAGCCGGGGCTGGTCGGTCTACACGAACTGAGGACGCCATGAAGGAAATCCAAGCCATCACGGTGCAGGTGAAACTCTCCGACGGCAACGAGGACAAGTACGTGCTCGTCCACGACGGCCAGCAGGTCATCGAGTTCGCCGAGCCGGGCAAGGGCAAGGTCGGCACGCACCCGGGCAACACGATGCTGGTCGGCACCAGGGAGGAGTTGGAGGCCGAGGTCGCGCGGCTGAAGCTCAAGCCCAAAAAGCCGCGCCGACCGGCGGACCGCATGCCCCCGGAAAGGCCGCAGCCATGAACATCGGAATGGTGACCAAGCAGATGTTTTTCGACCGCAAGGCGGTCATGAGCCGGGTGGACAAGGCTGCGCGCAAGGTGCTTTCGAAGTTCGGGGCGTTTGTGCGAACCGGCGCGAAGCACAGCATCCGCAAGCGCAAGGCCGTGAGCGAGCCGGGCAGCCCGCCTTCGAGCCACGTGGGGCTGCTCCGCAAGCTCATCTACTTCGGCTACGACCCGTCGCGCAGGAGCGTGGTCATCGGCCCGACGCCGCTGCACGGCACGGCGGAAGCGCCGCCGCTCCTGGAGTACGGCGGCAAGGCACGAAGGCGCGGGCGCAAGGGCAAGTCCGTGACGGCTGTCTACAAGGCCCGCCCGTTCATGGGACCGGCCTTCGAGCGCGAAAAGCCCAAGCTCCCGGCGATGTGGGCGAACAGCGTGAAAGCATAGGAGACCAAGGACATGGCGACGTTCATTCTGGGCAAGGACGCGAAACTCTATCACGGCGCGGCCGGCAGCACGCCCTCGACCGAGATGTCCAACGTGCGGGACGTGACGCTGACGCTGGAGGCGGGCGAAGCGGATGTGACCACGCGGGCCAACTCCGGCTGGCGTGCGACCGCCCCCACGCTCCGCGAGTGCACCTGCGAGTTCGAGATGGTCTGGGACCCGGCGGACGCAGGATTCACGGCCATCAAGAACGCCTTCCTCGCGTCGGGGCTGATCGCGCTCAAGATTCTGGACAAGGCCGGCGGCCAGGGGCCTGACGGCGACTTCGCCATCACGTCGTTTTCCCGCAACGAGGCGCTGGAGGAGGCCATCACCGTCAGCGTGACGGCGAAGCTGGCCGTGTTCCGAAGCTGGATCGAGGGGACCTGATATGAAGACCTTCACCGACACCGCCGGGCGGACCTGGACGCTGGCGCTCACCATCGACGCGGCCAAGCGGGTGAAGTCCCTCTTGGACGTGAACCTGCTGGAACTGGACCTGCCTGCCGGCAAGGCAGGGGCCGGCGACCCGCCGCTTCTGACGCGCCTCGGCACGGACGTGATCCTCCTGTGCGACGTGATCTTCGCCCTCGTCAAGCCCCAGGCCGACGCCGCTGGCGTCAGCGACCAGGAGTTCGCCGCGGCCCTCGGCGGCGACGTGGTCCTCGCGGCGCAGACGGCGTTCTATGAGGAACTCGTGGATTTTTTCCGCAAGCTGGGCCGGGGCGACCTGGCCAAGGCCGTGGACGCCCAGCGGCGGATGATCGACCTGACGGTCGCGCGGATCAAGACGCGAATCGACCGGCTGGACCTGGAGGCGGCGGTCGAGTCGACCCTTGGCGAACCGTCTACGAGCTCGCCGCAGTCGTCGGAATCGACCCCGGCCCGCTGACGCTAAGGGAGCTGCTGTGGATGGCCGAGGCCCGCGGCCGGGACAACTGGGCGCACACGTCGGCGATCCTCGCGCTGGTCGCCAACGTGAACCGCGACCCGAAGAAGACCAGGGCCTACAAGCCGAGCGACTTCGACCCGTACTCGGCCAGGGAGAAGCGCGACGAGGCTATCGAGGTGACGCAGATGGCGGTCCTGAAGGACGCCTTCACGAACAAGGAAAGGAAGCCGACATGAACTGGGAAACGATTCTGACGGGCCTGTGGCAGGCGATCAACTCCGTGCCGGGCATCATGCTCATGGCGGGGCTTCTGGGCTGGCTCTTGACGCGGCTCTACTCCATCCGCCCCGCGTGGGAGGCCTACGAAGGGACGATCATCTCGGCCATCAAGCACGCCGAGAAGGCCATCCCCGACGACGTGCCGAACAAGGGGTTGGCGCGCCTCGACGAGGCCCTGCGCTACGTGCTGAAGGTTTACGCCGAGACGCATCGCGGCCAACAGCCCTCCGCCGCCCTGGTGAACGAACTGCGCGAGGGCATCCAGATCACCCACGACCGGCTGGAAGCCAGGGGCACGCTGTGAACCAGTGGCTTGCGGCCATCATCGCCGGGATCGTCCAGGCCATCGTGGCGATTCTCGCCAAGCGCTCCGAGCGGTCGGCCGAGGACGGCGCGAGGCGGCCCGAGCTGCGCGACCGCCTGCGCGAGCGCGTGCGCCGCAAGTGGTCGGGTAAGACGCTGCCCGTGATCATTGTCCTCGTCGTGCTGCTCGCGCTGCCGGGCTGCGGCACGCGCACGATCTACGTGCAAAGCGGCGAACCCGTGCGCCTGCGCGAAACGATCCGAAGCGCCAAGGTCTGGGTGCTGGACCAGGACGGCAAGCCCGTGGCTGGCGTCATGGATTTGCCGGAGGGCTGGTACTGCCTGCCCGTCCCCGACGACGTCGATCCCGGCGCGGCGGGAGTTTCGAAGTAATGGGAACACCATGCTGAACGTGGACCTCGTCAGTTTGTCGGATGCCCGCGCCCTGTGCCTGCGGTGGCACTATTCGAACATCTTCCCGCCGCACTGCATGGTGCACCTGGGCTTCCACGACGAGCACGGCCTTGCGGGCGTGGCCATCTGGGGCTGGGGCACGAGGCCCAGGCACACCATCCGGCGGCTGTTCCCGTCGCTCGACACGCCCGACTACTGGGAACTCTGCCGCCTGTGCTGCCGGGACGACCTGCCCCGGAACACCGAGAGCCAGCTCCTGGCCGCGTGCACCCGCTGGTTCCGCAAGCACCAGCCGGAGAAGGTGGTGCTGTTCACGTGGGCGGACGGCATTCGCGGCAAGCCGGGCTACGTCTACCAGGCCGCGGGCTGGCTCTATGGCGGGTTCATCACGACGGAGATTTACCTCACGGCCGAGGGCGAGCCGGTGCATCCGCGCTTCATGATTACCCGGTTCGGCACGCGCCGCCGCGAGGTCTGGACGGGCCTGGGGCTTCGCAAGGTCTGGGGCAGACAGTTCCGCTACGTCAAGTTCCTCTGCGGGCACGCCCGCCGCAAGCGACTGCTTCGGGAAAGCCCCGTCGAGTGGACGCGCCTGTATCCGAAGACGCGTGACTTGGCGTGGGCGATTGACGCGGGCGAGGGGTCAAGAGAGACCCGCGATCCTCCCAGGATCGAGAGGACGGGGCGGTTCCGTCAGCCCGCTCTGATAGCGACCCGGCCGCTGCTCCTCAAGACCTGCCTGTCCGGCAGGCAGGCGGCGGCCGGTTGCTCACCTGCCTGCGCCGAGGCTTCGGCAGGCAGGTAGGAGTCGATTGAATGCCGCAGGCGGGAGCCATCCGGGCGGGTCGCGCGTTCGTCGAGCTGTTCGCCGACGACTCGAAGCTCGTGCGCGGGCTGAAGCGCGCGTCGGCCAAGCTCAAGGCCTTCGGCGAGAGCGTCCGCAACATAGGCCTGAAGCTCGTCGGCCTCGGCTCGGCGGTGGTTGCGCCCCTGGCGGCCTCCAGCAAGGTCTTCGCGAGCACCGGCGACGCGCTGGCCAAGATGAGCGCCCGCACGGGCTTCACCGTCGAGACGCTCTCGGAACTCGGCTTCGCGGCGGAGCTCTCCGGGACGGACATGGAAACCCTGGAACTCGGCATCCGCAAGATGCAGCGGACGCTGGTGGACGCAGCGCAGGGGTCGAAGTCGGCCCAGGACGCGTTGGCCCTCCTCGGTCTGACCGTGGCAGACTTGGCAAAACTTTCGCCCGAGCAGCAGTTCAAGCTCATCGCCGACCGGCTGGCGCGAATCGAGGACCCGACGACAAGAGCCGCCGCGGCGATGGAACTCTTCGGCCGCAGCGGCACGCAGCTTCTGCCCATGCTCTCCGGCGGCGCGGCGGGAATCGAGCAGCTCCAGGAGCAGGCCCGCAAGCTCGGCCTGACCATGTCGACCGAGGACGCCAAGGCCGCCGAGCGGTTCACCGACACGCTCTCCATCATGTGGAAGGTGCTCAAACAGGGCGTCTTCACTGTCGGCTCGGCCCTGGTGCCTGTACTCTCGCAGGCGGCGCAGTGGGTCACGCGCGTGGCCGTCGTCGCCGCCGAGTGGATCAAGCGGAACAAGGAATTGATCGTGCGCCTGTTCCAGGTGGCCGTCGCCGTCTCTGCGGCGGGCGCGGCACTCGTGGTCCTGGGCTACGCCATCACTGGCATGGCAAAGGTGATGGGCCTGTTGGCCGTCGTCATCGCCGCCGTGGGCACGGCGTTGAAAGTCCTGGGCGCGGTCCTTGCGTTCCTGGTCTCGCCCACGGGAGCGGTCATCACGGCCGTGGTGGCGCTGGGGGCCTACATCCTCTACGCCACCGGCGCGGGGGCGAAGGCCCTCGGCTGGCTTGCCGAGCGGTTCGAGACGCTGCGCGACGACGCCGTCGCGTCCTACCAGGGCATCGCCGACGCCCTGGCCGCCGGGGACATCACGTTGGCGGCGAAGATTCTCTGGCTGACCTTGAAGATGGAGTGGACGCGCGGCATCAACTTCCTGGAGAAGGCATGGCTCAACTTCCGCAACTTCTTCATCCGTATCGGCTACGACGCGTGGCACGGATTGCTCGCCGTCGTCGAGATCGTCTGGCACGCCCTGGAGGTCGGCTGGATTGAGACCACGGCCTTCCTCTCCAAGACCTGGACGCAGTTCACCGGCTGGGTGACCAAAGCCTGGCATTGGTGCGGCAAGCAGCTCTCCAAGGCCTGGAACTGGATCAGGAAGCAGTTCGATTCCAGCTTCGACGCTGAGGCGGCCAACCGCGCGGCGGATGAGTACTACGAGGCGCGAAAGGCCGACATCGAGCGCGAGACCGGCCAGAAGCTCGCCGAGCGCGAGGAGCGCCGCCAGCAGCAGCGCGAACGCGCCACGCGCGTCCATGAAGCGACGATGGCCGAGATCGGCCGCGAGAACCTCCAGAAGCACCAGGAACTCGACACCGAGTACCAGGAGCGCATGGCCGAGAACGAGGCGGACCTAGCCAAGGCCCGCAAGGAGTGGCAGGACGCCCTCGGCGAAGCCCGCCGGAAGCGCGAGGCCAAGGAGGCCGAGGGACCCGGCCCGATGGAGGGGCAGGAGGACCTGCTGGCCAAGGTGCGCGGGAGCCTGTCGGGCCTGGGCGACCTGCTCCAGACGGCCAGAGACCGGACCATCGGCGTGGCGGGCACATTCAACGCGGCGGCGCTGCTTGGACTCCAGGCCGGCGGGGCCGACGACCGCATCGCCAATGCCACCGAGCGGACCGCCAAAGGCGTCGAGGGCCTGCGGCAGGACGTGCGGAACAACCGCGCGGCGTTCACGTGATGGAGTGAAAGATGCCGCTTACGCTCACCGAAAAACTCGACAGCCGCAAGTGGACCACGGGCGACAACGCCTCGGTGGAGATGGTCTACATCCTCACCGGAACGTCCGACGATGTAACGGCCAAGACATTGATCGAGAACTCCACCGCCAGCGTCTACAACGGCCTGGTCCGGCAGTCCATCCAGATAGAACCCGAATGGGTGGACACGACCCGCGGCGACGGTCAGTGGGTCGCCACCGTCCGCTACGGCATCCGCCCGCCGACCGAGGTCGGCGAGTCGTCCTTCGCCTTCGACACCTCCGGCGGCACCCAGCACATCACCCAGTCGCTGGCCACCATCCATCGTTACGGCGCGCCGGGGACGACCGCGCCGGACTTCGGAGGGGCCATCGGCGTCACGCACGACAACGTCGAAGGCGTGGACATCACCGTCCCGGTCTATTCCTTCTCCGAGACGCATTATCTTCCGTCCGCAGTCGTTACACCGGCCTACAAGGGCACGCTCTTCAGCCTCACCGGCAAGGTCAACAATGCCTCCTTCAAGGGCCTGGCTGCGGGCGAGTGTCTGTTCCTGGGCGCATCCGGCTCCAAGCGCGGGGCGGACGACTGGGAAATCACCTACCGCTTCGCCGGCTCGCCCAACCGCAGCGGCCTGGTTGTCGGCCCCATCACCGGCATCTCGAAGAAGGGCTGGGAGTACATGTGGGTCCGCTACGCCGACTCGGAAGACGCCGCCGCCCGGACAATCGTCAAGAAGCCCGTCGCCGTCTACATCAAGCGCGTCTACGAGGAGGACAACTTCGCGGCGCTCGGGATAGGAACCTGACCGATGGGCGACGCGATGAAGAAGGTCAAGCCCGGCGACCCGCTGGTCATCCCGGCGGCCACGTTCAACACGTTCATCGATTCGGCGCGGGACTTCCTTGCCCGCCAGCACCAGCAGGCACAGGCCGGCACGCCGTCCGGTCGGCACAACTGCATCGTCCTGGTCCGCAACGACAGCGGCTCGGACCGCGAACGGTTCGACGTGCTCGGCATCAGCGGCCCTGTCTTCGACCCCGCCTCAGATGAGGAGGCCTTCAAGAACTACCCGGCCATGACGGGCGTCACGCCCGCCGAGGACGACCACCAGGGCAAGTTCGTCATCCTGATCGAGCCCGTCCCCGCCGGGAAACTCGCCCGTGCCGTCGCCGCCGGCGTCGTGCCCGCCCGCGTGGATGTGCCCGACGAGGACTACCCGTACCGCCTGGCCGACGTGACCGACGGCTCGGCGGCGAACCTCACCGCCGCCAAGGTCGGCTCGGCCGCCATCCTCTGGCGCGAGGGCGGCACGGGCGTCCAGTGGGCGCTGGTGCGCCTGGGCAACCTGCCCCAGGCGAGCGTGTTCCCGGTGGACCTGGCGCAGTACGGCGGCGAGCAGGGCGACGACCAGAATCCCGCCACTTGGACCTACGACGTGACCGACGCGCTGACGGGCGAGACGCTGGCCAGCGGCGTGGACCCCACGGCCTCTCCGCACAAGTGGCAGCGCCCGTCCGTGGGCTACATCATCCCCGCCACGTTCGGTTACGCACACTGGGACGCCGACGGGGAACTCGTGCTCGGCTGGATCAACGAGGTCGCCGACCAGGAGGCCTGCGAGACCTCCGAGTCGGGAACGTAGGAGGCTTCAATGAGCACGAGCGGCAAGGCGGTGGCAATCTCCAGCGGCAAGCGCGGCATCCTCGCATCGGGCAAGGCCGCCGTCTTCGACGCCGAGGGCAAGTGCGCCGCCTGCTGCATCGAGTTCACCCAGCGCTGGTCGTTCACCGACTCCGGCTTCATCGACGGCGGGCAGAACGGGGCGTACCGCGCCTACGACGACCCCGACGACGTGCCCGCCAGCCCGTGGACCATCCTGAACAACGGCCTCGGCCTGCGGCTCGACTGGGAGGACGACCAGAACTGCCGCAGCCACAATCCCTACACGCAGTACGCCACGGCCACCTGCCAGATCACCGTGCCCAAGGCGATGATCATGACTGTCAACTGGTCGGGCATGGGTGAGACGCAGGACCCCAACTACGAGCTGATGAGCCTGTACGTGGACGGCGGCCTGGTCGGCTCGGCCCACGCCCCGGGCGGGCAACTCGGCTGCGCGGGCGGCATGGCCCCGGTCGTCTCCAACCCGCCGCCGCCCCAGCAGGTGCTGCTCGCGCCGGGGCCGCACGTGCTCTTCATCGACGCCACGACCAACGACCCGCTGTATCACTTCGGCGCGTGGTATCGGTTCGACCTGACCTTCGCCCCTGCGCCGTGAGCGGCCGGTCCGAAGGCAAGCATGCCTGCCTGCCGCAACGCATGCGGCGCAGGCAAGGAGGTGCCGACAATGGCTGACACGCTCGTTCCGAAGCAGAAGAAGTGCGACGACTGCCCGCCGCTGGTCGTCCCGCGCCGCTCGTACACGCCGACCCGCCCAAGCTGCATCGAGTGCGTGGAGAAGCACTTGGGCGCGGCCTACGTCCTCTTGACCGAGGCCCGCGAGGGCTACGCCTACCGCCTCCGCGCGATAGGCCACCTCTTCGAGGCCGAGGACGAGTCCCAGGAATGGCCCGACCTCCACGCCGCCATCCGCGCCGCCCGCAAGGCCTACCAGTCCGACGGCACGATGCCCGACTGGGCAGCCCTCGAAAGGCGCATGCGAGAGGTACGGAGTGGCGAGTGA